GGATGGCTGCAATGATCGCAAGACTCCTGATGAGCACAGACAAGGCCAGCCTGGGCTACATTGCCAGGAGCTCAGTGGCTGCTGGACTCACTGCCTACTTTGTGAACCAGGCCAGCAAGTCCTATGTGGAGCAGGAAAATCTGAGAGTGTTTATCTGTGGGGTGGCTGGCTTTGCCTCACCGGAAATCCTGTCTTATGGTCTGGCCTGGCTGAAGGCCAAGATGCAGGGCAAGGTGGCTGAAGCCCAGGCTGGCATCAAGGGTGGTGATAAGCGCAAGAAGACCGGAAAGGGGAAGAAGAGTGGCAAGTGACAAGCACCAGGCTGACAGCTTCAATCCCCACAATCTGCTGGTGGCTGTGGTGGGGTGCATCCTGATCAGCAGCCTGGCATCCCTGACTGTCTATCTCACTGCGGACTTCATCCTGCAAAGTTTCCGGAGCACTGATGCCATGGTGCTTCTGATCACCCAAGAGCCAGGCAGGGGCATTGCCTCTGATGATGCCACCCTGGAGAGAAATCTGAACAGTGCCACAGCTGCATTGGTGGCTTGCAGGGACATTGCCCTGGGGCTGGCCATCAGCTGCGCACTGATCTTCACTGCCCTGGTGCTGAAGTGGTCTGGCCTGAGCAAGCACATCACCCGGAAGGGCTGACCCTATGGCCAAGATTAAGAAGAAGTTTAAAGTGGTGGAGACTGATCTGACAAAGGAAGACTGCTGGGGTGAGGCAGAGCCATTGGGTGGCAATCGGTTTGAAATCAGAATTGACCCAGCGCACAAGGGTGAGCGCAGCAGACTAAATACTTTGGTGCATGAGGCACTTCATGTGGGTGATATGTCCGGACTAAGTGAAGCCAAGGTCAGACACCTGACTGCTGTGGTGGTGGAAGCCCTATGGCGGGAAGGTTACCGGAGGGTGAGGCTTTAGGGCTTGCCTGGGGTGTCCTGGCTTGCTGGCCTTCTAGACCCCTATGCCACCCAGACCCAGGCCAAGAGCCAAGCCAGCCCTAAAGAAGCCCCAGAAGCCAAGCCAGGGGGCAAAGAAGGGGTGTCCTGTGGGCAGTCCTGGGTGGAGGGCTGAGAAGCTGGCCAGGCTGAAGCAGAGGCAGAAGGACAGGCTGGCCTGGAAGATCACCAGGTGGGGCAAGGTCAGCCACAAATAACAGTTTGACAGGTGGGGTGGGAAGCCTGATGGTGGGTGGGCAATCCAATCACACCTATGACAAACGCCATCAGCCAGACCATCACCCACACCTTCATCAACAGCAAAGGGATGAGGGAATTCAAGACCACCATCAAGCACCCCATGCTTGAGCAGATCACCATCCAGGAAGCCCAGGCTGGTGACTACATCCTGAACGGCAACACCCTGCACCTTCTCTGCCAGGAAGACAGCAGCACCATCCAGAGTTTCCAATACAAAGGCCAGCTGCGCCTGGAAACCCTCAAGCCTGTGCGCCTTCACAAAGGTGAGATGGGTCAGGGCTGGCAGGACTGCTGGGAAAACAAGAGCTGGGTCTTCCCCAAGACCCACAAGAATGTGGCCACTGATCAATTCTTCCGCATCAAGTCTGCCTAATCACTTCACCCATAATCCGCACACCTATGACAAACGCCAAGCCCCCCGCCCCTGCTGACCGCACTGATCTGAAGACCTGGACTGAAGCGCAGCTCACCTATGCTGCCCCCTTCTGGGTGGCCAAGCTGGAGCAGCAGCTGATGTCTGACCTGGCTCTGGTGGCCTACACCCAGCAGGGCACTCAGCTCCACCTGGATGCTGTTAAGCTCCGGTGCAAGACCCAGGAGCAGCTGACCTTCTGGAAGCTTGTCCTGTCTGATCGCATCTTCCGGGTGCGCCCCCACTCCCTGCGCACTCACCACAGGAATGGCAGCGCAGCCACCCACCGGGGCACTCCGGCCAAGAGGCACACCAAGGTGGGCAATTGGGACAAGTCCCTAGGACTCTGGGGCTGATCACCACCATCACTTTCCACCCATGAAAACACACAAGACCCACACCACCCAGCCAGCCAAGACCACCCTGGCTGAAGCCCAGGCCAACTACTTCAAAGGGATGACCCTGCTGGCTGTTGGCTTCACTGCCATCCTGATCCTGGCTGTCATCTGCAACAGCCTCACCAGCCGCAAGGCCTAAGCCATGGACTCAATCAAACCCATGCTGGCCACTGCTGTCTCTGACCTGGGCAAGCTGCACTATGACAAGATGTGGGCAATCGAGCCCAAGCTAGATGGCATCAGAGTCCTGGTCACTGCTGATCCTGTGGCCAAGTCCGTAACCTTCCAGACCAGGAATGGCCACCCCTTGCCCAGCCTGGCCAAGCTCACCCCCACCTTCCTCAAGCTGGCTGATACTGTGGGCAATGCTGTCACCTTTGATGGTGAGGCCACTGCTGGCTCTGACTTCTTCTCCGGTGTAGGCAAGCTGACCCAGAAGCAAGAGGCCACTGACCTGGCCATGGTCACCTTGTTTGATGTGCCCTGGGTGGATGGCTGGGGTGCAAGCAGTGAAGTGCCCTATGCGCTGCGCAGAGAGTGCCTTGAAAAGATGTTCAATGATGCTGGCCTGATCTGGAATGAAGGCCAAGTCCGGCTGATCGAGCTCATCAACACCATCACCACCTGTGAATTGGTGGAAACCTCTGAGACTCTTCTGGCTGATGCCCTGGCCTCTGGCTGGGAAGGGGTGATGGTGAAGGATGTTGATGCCCCTTATTGCTCTGGCCGTAGGTCTAAGGCCTGGATAAAGGTGAAGGGCTGGCAGACCTATGACTGCCGGGTGGTGGGCTTCCAGCCTGGCAAGGGCAGATATGATGGCGCAGCTGGTGCTCTCCTGGTCAGCTACCAGGGCAAGACCATTGCTGTGGCTGGTGGCCTGACTGATGCTAACAGGCAGGACATCCATGACCACCCAGAGAATTGGGTGGGCAAGACTGCTGAAGTGATGTGCCAGCAGCTCACCCCTTCTGGCTCTATGCGCCACCCTGCCCTGGTCTGCATCAGGTGGGACAAGTGACTTTCACCCAAACCAAGACCCATGCCCAAGATGAATAAAGACAAACTAAAGACCACCCCCAATGGTGAGCTGGTAAGCCCAAAGCTCCATGCACGATTGATGGCCTTTAAGCCTGTGATCGAGCAAGCCAACAGTGAAAGACTCACCAGGTCTGACCTGGCTTCCCGGCTGATCCTGCAAGGCTTTGCCATGTCAGAGGTCACTGCTTACAATTATGTGCGGATGCTGGGGATTGCCTGGCATCATCAGCAGCCATATAGGCAGAGGGTGTCCAGGGACAAGCTGAGGAAGATCGTGCCTGGTCTGCTCCAGAAGGGTCTGCCCATCCATAAGATTGCGCCCAAGGTGGGCTGCTCAATCTCCACTGTTAATCGTTTCATAAGAGAGCAGCAGCTGGTGGATGACGATAAGAAGATTTGCCCCAAGAATTATCTGCCCAGACAATGAGCGCATCCCTTATGAGTAAAGACCTGGCCACCTGGCAGATGAGCTGCATCCTTGAAGAGCTGTATCACATCAATGACCGGGTGATCCAGGGGGACTACACAGAAAGGGGTGGCTTGGCCAAGGCCAAGAAATTCATCACAGAGCACCAGGCCAGCTTGGCTTCCCTTCCTGGGATGATTGAAGCCTGGGTTGATGTCTCTGTGGCCTATGGTGGCTTTATCCAAATCTCCTGGCGGTTTGTCTGGCACGATGGTGAAACCCAAAGGGGCAATTGTGTCCCTGTCCGCAAATGAAAGCAGCCCTGCTGATCTTCTTTATGGCCACCACTTCCCTGGGTGCAGTCACCCCTGCCCTGATTGAGCAGATCATCACCATTGAGTCTTCCGGCAAGGCCAATGCCAGGGGTGATGGTGGAAAGGCCAGGGGCTGTGCACAGTTCCACTATGCAGCTTGGCTGGATGTCACCAGCTGGAGGAAGGCCAGGGGCTTAAGCACTAACAGCTTCAGCCAAGCCTTTGACCCTATGGTGGCCAGGGCTTATCTGCACAGCTGGCTGACCCTCAATGCCCACAGGTTTGAAGACCACACCGGGCGCAAGGCCACAGGGGCTGAGCTCTATGCCATCCACAATCTTGGCTTTGAAGGTTTCCGCAAAGCAGGGTTTGACTTGGCCAATTGCCCTGCCATCACAAGGCGCAAGGCCAAGCTGATCAGATAATCCACAAGATAAACCCCATTGGACAATCCACTTTCAAAGTCTTATGCAGCCATTGACCCCGGTCTGGGTGGTGGCATAGCACTCTGGCAGGATGGGCAGATCACCCTGCACCCCATGCCTGAAGACCAGGCAGAGCTGGCTGACATCATTCCCTTTGGCTGCTCAGTTGCCATTGAGAAAGTCCCGCCCTTTGTTGGCCGTCTCATCCCCATCAGCGCAGCCTTTAAGCTGGGCAAGTCTGCCGGATGGATGGAAGGCTGGTGCGTTGGCCGACAGCACCAGGTGATCCTGGTGACACCCCAGACCTGGCAAGCTGGCCTTGGCATCCCCAAAGGGGACAAGACCCAGAGCCAATGGAAGTCAGCCCTGAAGGCAGAGGCCAGCCGCAGACACCCTGGCCTGGATGGCCTGACCCTGAAGACAGCAGATGCGCTGCTGATCCTGGCCTGGCACATCAAACACAATTCCAACATCACCATTTAATGGCACAAAAGAAGACACCCACACCCAAGGCTGAAGCTGTCATCCGGCCAATCGGCCAGACATCCTATGTCATCCTGCCGGACAACACCATTGCCAGGAAGCTCAAGCCCACCCTGATCAATGGCCAGGCCAAGTGGAATTTAGGACTGTCTGCTGGCAAGGCCATGCGCATCAGCATTGAAGATGTGGCCACCTATCTTGAAGCCCTGGAGCTGGCCAAGCTGAACAAGACCCAGCCCTGACCACCTTGCTTTGGTAGCACAATGGCAGTGCGCCTGATTTGTAATCAGGAGGCTATGGGTTCAAGTCCCATCCAAAGCTCCACCCCCTTTCCACCCACCCACACAATGAGCAAAGCCAAGACCCAGAAGGATGACGCAGCCACCCTGCCCATCATCACCACCACAGACATCCCCAGCCTGGCTGAACAGGAGAAGGCCAAAGCCTGGCTGGAGTTTGTCCGCACCCTCACACCCCATGAAGCCTTTGTGAAGGCCATCAGTGAATGTGAGAATGTAACTGCCAGCAGGATCAACAGCCACTTCAAGTCCCGCTATTATGGGCTGTCTGACTTGCTTGCTGCCATCAAGCCTGTGCTTGGTCGTTATGGCCTGGCTGCTTGGCAAGTCCCTTGCTCCAATGCTGACCGGGCATGGATCAGCACCACCATCATTCATGTCTCTGGCTTCAGGTTTGAATGTGGTGACCTTGGGGTGAACGCAGCTGGACTCAATCCGCAAAACATTGGTTCAGTCTTCACTTATTTGAAGAGGTATGCGCTCAGCACTTGTCTGGGTGTTGCATCAGAAATGGAGGATGATGATGGCAATCAGGCTGTGAAGACCCTGCCCACTCACACAATCACTGCCAAGGTCACACCCTACCAGCAGCCCAAGCCCCAGGCTTCCGGCCAATGGTGGACTGACCTGGGTCTGACCACTGATGAGCAGATCAAGGTGGCCACTGACATCCTGGTGAACAAGGGCTGGCTGGCTGATGGTGCTGGCCTGAAGGACTTGCCCCAAGCCCAGGCCATTGAGATTGCCACACCCAGGATGCGCCAAGCCTTCCTTGAGGCTGTGAAGTCCAAGCTCTCCTGATCATGGCCAAACACAATCCCAAGCTGAACCCCAGCAAGCCTGTCCCCAAGCTTGACCTGGGTGGTCTGAAGAATGAAGCCAAGCGCAAGGGCTTTGATTGGCTGCTGACCGGACTGCGCAAGCTCGCCCAGGAGCTTTTTACTGATCACAAGATGAAGCCCCGGCACATCCGTAAGACCCTGGATATGTCTGGCCGTCAGTTCCGCAAGGCTGTGAAAGGAAAGAAGAAATGAGTGAGCTTCCGGATGATGACCAGCTGGCCTATGTGAGCAAGGCCACCTTCAGCCACTTGTGGGAGAAGTTTAAGCAGACAGAGCAAGCCCTGGCACAGTCTGACACCATCAATCACAGCCTGGCCAGCAATGTGCTGAGGCTTGGGAATGAGTGCAAGGAGTGGGCTGACCAGGCCAAGGCACTGAAGGAAGAGCTGGCAAGAGTCATGGAAGACTTGCACACAGCCAATGATGCCCTGGCTGGACTCCGGTCAGATCACAAATGGCTGATCAGCTGCCACAAGACCAGCCGGAGTGCTTATGCTGAAAGTGTCCTGGCCATTGTCAGAGCAGTGGCAGTCATTGCAGAGCTCAATGACAAGTCCCAGCCAAGTGAGCACAGTGAAGCCTGGACTGCTTATGAAGCAGCAGTGAGCAAAGCCACTGACCTATTCAGCCAATGATTGAAAACCACCAGACCCACCAGATCAGCACAGCTGATGCTGTCCGGCAGCTCACTGAAGTGGTGGCTGACCTTATCCAGCACCAGAAGCAGACAGCCCTGGTGGTGAAAGCTCTCACAGAGAAGGTGGCCAAGCTGGAGGAAGCGCAGCACAATGGCTGAGGTCAAAAGATACACAGCATCAATCATGCACCCTGGTGTAAGGGAAGACCCAGAAGGTCTGCTGGTGGCCTATCATCATTATGCTGAGCTGAAGGCCGAGGTTGAGCGGCTGACCAAGGCCATTGATTTGACTATCATCGACCTTGATGAACGCCACGAAAGACAAGACCTTCGGGCTTGGGAGTTTGCTGAACTTCTACGAAAGGCCAAGGGGGTGCAGTCGTGAGCGAACCGAAGCGATCCAATGACTGAAGACCAGGAGCTTCAGCAAAGGGCAGCAGCCTGGGGCATGACACCCCAAGCCCTGGCCAAGCTGCTTGCCTGTGGCAAGGGGGCAAAGGGTCTGGCTGTTGATCCAGACAATCACCATCTGCGCTTTGAGGCTGATAAGGTCTTCCTGCGTGTCCGGATTGGGCGCAAGCACATAGAGGAAAGACTTCCTTCTGACCTTGCCAAAGCCAGAGAAGCCAGAGACAAGAGACTGAAGCAGCTTGGTTTCAATCACCAGCTGTTCATGCGCAATCAGCAAGCCTACCATGCCAAGAAAAACCGCCAAGCCTAACCCCTTGCCCACTTACAGCCCAGAGCTTGGGCAGGATCAGCAAGGCACTAACCGCTTCTTTATCCTGGTGGAAGATAACAGACTTCCAAAGGCCACCTTCCTTTCCTTTGAGGGAAGCCTGGTCAGGTTCGACACCAGAGCTGATGCCCTGGCCTTCTGCCGGATGGCCAATGCCAGCTTCATTTCCTTTCCCTACACACCCAAGAAATAACACACCATGACAATGCTGACCCAAGACATGATCAACGCACTGCCCACTGCCAATTGGACAAGGGCTGACTATGATGCCCACAAGGCACTCAATCAAAGCCTAGGCAAGATGGCTTTGATTTCCCCTGGCCACCTGAAGGCTGCAATGGATGCACCCCACAAGGACAGCCCTGCCCTGCGCATTGGAAGCCTGACCCATCTGCTGGTGCTCCAGCCTGAGCTCTTCACCAGCCAGGTGATCTGCACACCGGAGGATGCGCCCAAGAAGCCCACCCAGAAGCAGCGGGAAGCCAAGAAGCCCAAGGCTGAAACCCTGGAGGCCATTGCCTGGTGGGATAACTTTGAACAAGCCAGCCAGGGCAAGATGGTGGTGGCCTTGGATGAGTATCAGGAAGCAGTCCTGGCTGGCCAGGCACTCAAGGCAGAGCTTGCCCATTGGGGCATCATCCCTGTGGCCACTGAGCTGTGCCTGACCTGTGACTATGGCAAAGTGCCTCTCAAGGCGCAGCTTGATCTGGTCACTGCTGATGGCTGGATTTATGACCTGAAGACCTTTGGTGAATACATCAGCCCCAGGAATGTTTTGGCCACTACTTACAAGAGAATGTATCACCTCCAAGGGGCGTGGTATTGCATGATGTTCAAGCAAGTGTTTGGCTTCCGGCCAAAGGGCTTCCGCATGGTCTGCGTAGAGAAGGCCAGCCCACAGGCCACAGCCATTTATGAAGTCAGTGCTGAGCTCCAGGCTGAAGGTGGAGTGCTGATGCAACAGGCCATTGAAGCTTATGCTGCTGCCATGGAATTCAACAGCTTCCCCTGCTACCCAAAGGAAATCCAGCAGCTCAAGCCCTGGAAGTCTGCCAGCTCCGGCAGCTCTGAAGCCATCAGCTTTGCCTGATATGTTCAGCCCACTCTTCATCTGCCTGACCCATCACCAGGGCAAGCTGATCTATGTGAACGCAGATCACATTGTGTCCTTCTCCAAGGGGGCACATCATGCCTTCACCAATCTCCACTGCCTGGATGATGCGCCTGAAGAATTCCGGATGGTCAAGGAGACACCGGAAGAAATCATGGACATCATCAATGAGGCCACAGACTTTTCTAACTAACCCATGAGCCAATACACAAACAAGCCCAAGCTGGTCACCATCAGCCAGCCAGGTGATTACACAGTCCGCATCTGCAAGATCAGGGATGAGGATTGCACCCAGACCCAAAAGGGTGATCCCAAGATCAAGGTGCTGATGACCACCCAGGACGGCCAGAAAATCAATGACACCTTCTATGGCAGCACTGATGGCGCAATCAAACGAGCGTTTGCCTTTGTGGCCACAGCTCTGTGCATTGTGCCGGATGACAAAGGCCAGATGCCCCTGAAGTTCCCTGGCAAGTCAGAGGCTGAGCTGCGCAAGTTCCTCAGCCTGGCTGAAGGCAAGACCATCAAGGTCACTGTGGTCAGAGAGGATGTCACCTTCAGCTCTGGTGAGCTCAAGACCATCAGCAAGGTCACCAAGTTTCATCCCATCCAGCAAGAAGCCCCTAACTTCTGATTGATAAACGAAAGGGCAATTGACCTTGCTGTGATCCACCCACAGCACTGTCTGCCCACCATTCTGACCCTATGACAAACCCACCCCAGGCGCAGCCACCCTGTGACCTAGATGCTGAAAGGGCTGTCCTTGCTTCCATCCTAGTGGACGGACAGCAGGGCAATCCCTCTTTCAAGTCCTGCACAGAGGCCAGGCTTGAAGCCAAAGCCTTCTATGAACCAAAGCACCAGAGCATCTACCATGCGCTTGGTGAGCTGGTCACTGCTGGCCAAGTGCCGGATGAGATCACCCTGTGCAATCATCTGCGCTCATCCCATCAGCTTGAGACTTCTGGTGGCCTGGCTTACATCAATGAGCTCACATCATCCCTCTTCGCCCCATCCCCTAACCTCACCCACCACACCAGGATCATCCAGGAGAAGCACCAGGCCAGACAGCTGATCTACATTGCCAGGGACTTGAGTGCCAAAGCCCTGTCAGGTGCTTTCACCCCTGCTGAGCTTGCCCAAGCCTTCCAGAGCCAGGCCAAGACCATCCTGGAGTCATCCAAGAAGCAGCAGGACAGCACCCAGAGGATGCCCCTGGCTGACCTTCAAGCCTTTGACCGGGACAATGACCCCAATTGCTTGGTGGGTCGCAGATGGCTCTGCAAGGGTGGTTCACTGCTCTTCTCCGGCCAGGCTGGCACAGGCAAGAGCAGTCTGCTCACCCAGCTGGCAGTGTCCTGGGCACTAGGGAAAGACCTGTGGGGCATGAAGCCCATCAGGCCAATGCGCATAGTCATGCTGGGCAGTGAGAATGACCTAGGGGACATTGCAGAGCAGTGGACAGGTGTCACAGGCGCAATGTGGCTGACCCAGGCTGAGCAGCTGACCCTGGAAGAGAATGTGGTGATCTATCGTGAAGCAGTGAAGACAGGTGAGGCTTTCGGCCAGCTGATTGAAGAGCTGGTGACCAGGCACAATGCAGACTTCCTGATGGTTGATCCTCTCCTGGGCTTTGCTGGTGGGGATGTCAGCAAACAAGAATTCTGCTCCCACTTCCTCCGGCACATCCTCCAGCCTGTCCTGATGCGCACAGGGTGCTGTCTGATCGCAGCTCACCACCAGAATAAGCCACCCAAGAAGAAGGAAGACAATATGCAGAGCACCTATGACTTCACAGGAAGCGCAGAGCTTGCCAATTGGTTTAGGAGCACAGCCATCTTGCGCAGAGAGCACCAGGAGCATCCGCACTTCATCCTCAAGCTGGGCAAGAGAGGCAACAGGTCAGGGATGAGGGATGAGCGTGGCCAATTCACTGAGTCCCTGCGCATCCGGCACAGCAAGACCAGAGGCCAGATCAAGTGGGAAGTGAATGACCAGCCACCCCTGGAGGAAGATGATGTCTGACCACATCATTTTTCTTCAGTCTGTCACCTGGCACAGACCTATTACCCTAAAGGGTAATAAGTGGGGTATTACCCCACCCCCTTTTAACGCTACGCTAAGGGGGCAGGGATTAACCCCACTTCCCCACCCCCTTTCCCCCAGAGGATCACACAGGCATGGATAAGAGAGCTAAAGCCAAGTTTAAGCTGCTCCAGCATTGGAAGAGGCAATGGAAGACCAGCCCAGGCATGATGAAGGCCAATCTAGATGCCCTGATTGCCTCTAGGAAGGCTTTGAAGGCCAAGAAGGTCAAAAGGGTCAGCCAAGTCATCCAAAGGCTTCCTAGGGCATTTAAAGCCATAGAGAGCAAGCAGCTGATGACCCAAGCCCTGGAGGCAGAAGGGCTGACCCCTTCTCCGGCCAGGCTGAAGAGGCTGAGGGTCTATGCAGTCCGTTATGGGCTGCTGGCCTATGATCCAGGACAGAAAGCCTGGGTTAAGTTAGCAGATTGACCAGGTTAAGAAGTTATGCACAGATGTTCACAGTGGCATCTGACCCTGTTAAACGGAAGACAATGCAGCACCTTCAGCATCTGCGGGATGGCCGGAAGGAAGAAGCTGAGTTTGATAAGTGGTGGGACAGTCTGCCCAGGGCAGAGCAAGCGCAGCTGAGAGCTCTAGACCCACCAATCATTCCTTACAGGGAAATGCCTCTGCCTAGATACAGCTTCCCGGTGTATGCAAATGACAGTAAATTTTCAACAGCAGACCCTAGGAAGACAACAGAGCCAGAAGACTTTGATGGCTGGATGACCAGGGAAAGGGTGCAGGAGATCATAGGTGACCTTCTCACATTGCTTGGATCATCCTCTGAGAAATCTGTGCAGCACCACTTTGACATAATCAGAATAGTCATGCAGACCACAGATGCACCCACCCAGGTGGACTTGGCCAGCCGGATGGGACTCACCAAGCAAGCTGTGTGTGTCCGTGTCCAGAAGATGGCAGCTAAAGCTGCGCTGCTGAGTCCTGGCATCCTGACCAGAATGAAATCTGCTGATCAGATTGAGGAAAAATCTGAAAAATTTTCTGAAAAATCCGTGGAGAAAAATAAAATTTTGAAAAAATCTGCCGGGGAAAGGGGGGGCATAGGAAATCTATTAACCACCCCCCCTTTCGGGCGTGGGCACTCCAC